GGGTGGTAACATACTTGGTGGTGCCAACGTCAATGCTACAACACATACAGGTACTACAGTAAGTGTCACAGGCAACATCACGGGTGGCAACATCTTGGGTGGCGCCAACGTCAACGCCACCACACACACAGGCACAACTGTGAGTGTAACTGGTAACGTAACAGGTGGCAATGTAGTAACAGGTGGATTAGTAAGTGCCACTAGCAATGTCACAGGTGGCAATATCCGTACATCGGGCCTGATATCAGCCACAGGCAATATCACTGGTGGTAACATATCTACCACTGGCATGATAATTGGTGCAAGCCAGTTAATAATCAACTCACCCAGCCCAAGTCTCGAAGGTGGCCAACTTACCTTGGCCTGGGCCAACATCTCTGGGTTGACAGGTCAAGCCAATTCGACCTGGAACATAGATGTTGATGGTGCTGCTGCCAATAACTTGAGAATTTTCTATCAAAATGCAGCCGGTGCGACAGCAGTGCCAATAACCATTTCCTCAACCACAAATGCTGTAAGCATGATTGGATCATTGTCGGTCAACAGTGGCAGTGCAGCCACAGCCATTGTGAATGGTGCTAGCAACGCAGTGGGCAACATTGGTAGTTCAAGCACATATTTCAACAGACTGTTTGCTCAAGCGACCACAGCATTGTATGCTGACTTGGCCGAAGTCTACAAGTCAGATGCCGAATATCCTCCGGGCACTGTGCTGATTTTTGGTGGCAATCAAGAAGTAACTGTCAGTACCACGAGCCATGATACCAGAATTGCCGGAGTGGTATCTACAAATCCTGCGCATGTGATGAACTCGGGTCTGGTCAGTGAATACACAGTAGACGTTGGATTGATTGGCCGCGTGCCTTGTCAAGTGACCGGTCCTGTTGCTGCTGGCGATCGACTGGTGTCAAGCAATCAAGCAGGTGTGGCCGAGCGCCTGGACATGCAGCACTATCAACCAGGTGTGATCATTGGCAAGGCCGTGGAAAGCCACAACGGCACCGGTATTGGCACAATTGAAGTGGTGGTTGGCAGACTATAAGGTCTGTTCAATTTGACGAATCTTTTGCTGTACAGCGTCTAGATTCACAGTGTTCCACAATCCAGGATGCAAGGGTCTAGGCCAACGTCCTGTGCCGATCCAGGCATAGCCCACATGCTCATGATTAAGTTCAGGCACAAACTCCTGCTCCACACCACACCAGAAGGTATGATATTCAAATGCCGAATCAGGCGATGTGAATTTTTCAATGGGAATCAGTTGCTTGTAGTTGGGCATGGCACCCAGTTCTTCTGAGCACTCTCGTTGTATGGCCTCAATCAAGGTCTCACCGTACTCTACCTTGCCGCCTGCTAGTCCCCAGGTGTCGGGATACTTGGAATCGTTGCGCAGAAGATACAAATACCGGCGTGTGCCTGGGCAATAGAACCAAACACCCACAGCTTTTACAATATGAGATTCCATGCGCCTCCGGCGTACAGGCCGTCAATGCTCTTGACCCATTTTTCATTGTCCCAGTAGTACTGAATACCTGTGGTCAAGTTGACCACGTACTGAACGCCAACATCAGTTTGACTGTTGAATTCCACTGTCCATCGCACACCGTTGTATTCAACAATGTCTCCAGCTGCAGCAATCAAGGGCTGACCTCCGGCACCGCTCCAGGCAGTGGGATTGGTGCCCACGTTGGCAACATTGCCAGTGCTTTCGGTCAGCAGGTATCTTTGTCCCAGAGCCGCAGCAGGCAGTCCGTCTCCAGGAGCAGCAGTTAGTGGATTTACCACAGAGTCTACAGGATCCAGAGTATTTTGTGGCGCAGTGTCAGGGTCAATGTTGAAGATTAGCAATCGGTCATCGGCCGGGTTAACTGCAACAGTGCCCACAATACTGGAATCGGGCTCCCAGGGATTGTCCAGAGTGATGTAACTGATGCCGGGTCTGAGAACTCCATACGCACTGGCCACTGCTGGCCATGTGATTTGTGGATTTTCTACTATGGGGAATGAGAACGGTGCCAGGCTCAGTCGATCAGGATTCACAACTTCAGCCGGCTGCAACACCTGCAGTTGTCCGTCCAACAACAGTACCTGATAACTCCAGGGAGTCACCTTGACTCGAGTGCCCAGCAACAGGTCGTTGTCCAGCAAGGCATTGTTGGCGTCGCCGTTGGCATCAAAAATAGACGCAATCACACGTTCCACCACACCCAGTTTCTTGACCTTGGCAGGACTTGATATCCAGATTGGCAGACTAAATGTCAGGGTCATGATGTCTATGGGATTTTCTGTGCCCACAGGAATAGATCGAGAACTCCAGTTCACACGCTCAAGATCGCATGTGGTAAGACTGGTCCAGTCAACATAGTTGTCTGTGGCCTGTATTTCCAAGGAAGGATTGAACAAGGTGGCAATCTGCTCAAACAACTGCATCTTTTGATTGGTGTTTGTGGTCCAGATGTCCAGATTGATGGTCAGCTTGTAGGGCACAGGCATCAGGCGTTCAATCTGAAATGCATTGCCCTGAGTGGTTTCATAGGTTTCTGTGCCAGGATCATAGGTGCGTTGACGAACCATCATTTTGTTCACATGATAGGGTTCTTGCATTCTGGGACGATCATAGTCTAGGCCTGTGATATAAAAAGTCATCAAGGGAGAAGATGGCAACGAGTTGGCAGAGTTCTGTTGTATAATTGTCTGTGCCTGACGGCTGGCATCACCATAGCGTATGGGCACACGTATTAGATCCTTGATGCCTTGCTCGTCACGGCCGTACTCAACTTCAAACAAGCTGAACATGCGTGTGAATTGCAACAGATATCTACGTATCTGTTCGTCGAAAAAGAACATTTGACTCATTGATTCGTACCTTGTTAACTGGACTTCTGATATGGTTGTGTATCTGGATAGGGATTTGGTGGTTTATTACCGCCGTCATCGCCGTTGGCAGCATCAGGTATCAGAGCCTGACTCAGACTCTGACGACTAGGTATGTTGCCAAGATCAGTGGTGTTCACAGTGTATGTATTGTTCACAAAGCCTGAGCGCAAGGTATTGTTGTTGGCACCTGGGGTGAGATTGGTGCGTACATCGCTTTCGATCTTGACCCAACTGGTACCGTTGAATCTAAACAAGCGATTGGGGAAGTAGTCCAGACGCAGGGCAAACTGTCCTGCTGTTGGTGTTGGTGGAAAATTAACACCAGCAGTCACAGGCAATCCGTTGGGTGCCTTGCCGTCACCAGTTAGATATCCAGCTGTGTAGCCATCGCCTCTGGGAGTGTTGCCATCGTTGGCCACAGTGCGGCTGGCATCTGTAATGGTGTAATCTGCAGTGTAGGTTGCTGATTCAGGGTTGGCAGGTGTGCCATCTGAATTGGTAGCCACAATATAAAATTTGACCACATCAAATCCTGACTTGGGAACTTCTGCTTCGGCCTGAATCAGGATGGCATCATTGATCTCCAGATCCTTGGGTCTAGTACTTTGCTGATCAGCAATAGTTGTGGGATTGGTTTTTTCAGTCCAGTATTCTGTATTGGTTATCTCGGTACCAGGAGGAACATTTTTGTTTGAAATATAATATTTGTCGCCGTATAACACAGTTACTCCACCTGGATAAAAATTGCCCGGATCCCAGATGTTGTTGGGTTCAAACGGCTGCTTGGTAATGTCGTTGTACTCTTGTGCATTGACCATTGGTGTGGCCTTGACTCGCCACAGGTGTGGCAGCCAGGTTTGACTAAAGCCTTCACTGGCAAAAGATGCATCTTGTATCACATACCACTTGGGCAGAGCCCGGGGTATGTCACTGTTCAAAGGATTATAGTCCCGCAGATTGGGTAATTCTATCACATCGCCGCTCATGAGTTTGCGACCCACAGTGTCTATCATGTTGTTGTAATGAAACGTGATAAACAAGGTATCGTTGTTTAGAAACAAACCAAATTGTGTAAGATCAAAATCTATATCTTGTGCTCGATACACACCGCGCATGACATAGATGTCCTGATCGTATTTTCTATCTCTGTTTTCCAACAACAAAAGATCTTCAATGAACAAGGGATTTGATGTGTCGTATTTGGGCAGGGTGGCATCCGGGTTGCCTCCGTTGTCGCCAGTGGCTGGCCCTAGGTATTTGTGCAGATACACATCAACACCCCCAACCTGATACATTTCCGATATTGTTCTATCAAAAAACTGATAGTCGTTTGAGCGGTTGGGTCTGTATAGTGATAATCTAGGCATGGTAATGTATTTATGGGCCAGTTGACCAATAAACCAACAGGTGCTATAATAACGGCATGAAAGTAGTCAAACTGGACCGCAGATTTCGTCAATTCCGAGAGCATGGGCACACCGTGGCTCTACGATTCTCCTCATACACTGAATCCGTGCCGTACGAAAAAACAACTCGCAATAAATTAGGCGATGGCGGCTGGCGACGGCATGATGCATGGTACAGTTATTTTGGGCATGGTCGGGTTGCTGGATACCGCCCTTACTGGATCACGTTCCGCAGTGAAGCAGATGCTACTTTGGTAGTACTTTCCACAGACTTGACCAAAATTGGGTGATCTGCTATAATTACACTAATTGAACAAAGGAGCTGACATGAAGGTTGCATCTAAACCCGTCAAACT